TTAAAACAAAGATTGAAAAGTCTAAATGGTTTGCAGGTAAGTATGAGTCTAAGGTAGATTCTATTACATTTGATAAAACAATTACAGTTTATTCTGGTCACTCAGAACGAGAGTCACACGAAGGTTTGAACTTGATTCTCGCAGTACTTGACGAGATTTCTGGTTTTGCTAGTGAGGTAAGTTCTGGTAATGAACAAGGTAAGACTGCCGATAATATCTACAAAGCGTTTCGTGGTTCTGTGGACTCTCGTTTTCCAGATCTTGGTAAAGTAGCACTACTATCCTTCCCCAGATATGTAGGTGACTTTATTTCAAAGCGGTATGAAGATGTAATCGCAGAAAAAGAAGTATTAGAAAGAACACATACATTTATTATTAACCCAGAACTCAATGCAGATGACCCAGAGAATCAATTTACAATTACTTGGGATGAAGATCATATTAAGTCATATAAATTCCCTGGTATTTTTGCACTCAAAAGACCCACTTGGATTGTTAATCCTACAAGGAAAGTAGATGATTTTAAGATTGCATTTATTACAGACTTAGGAGATGCTATGATGCGTTTTGCCTGTGTCCCTACCTATGCCTCAGACGCATTTTTTAAGCAGATAGAAAAGGTAGAGCGAGCAATGAGTCTTCGTAATCCAGTAGATAGTTTTCGTAGATTTGATCCATCATTTAAACCAGATCCAGACAAGACTTATTTTATTCACGCCGACCTTGCACAAAAGCACGATAAGTGTGCTGTCGCAATTGCCCATGTGGAAAAGTGGGTGAACATTCAGGTAGTTAAAGATTACGAACAAGTTGCACCTATTGTAGTTGTAGATGCAGTTGCTTGGTGGGAGCCACGAGCAGAAGGTCCAGTAAACCTATCAGAAGTAAAACAGTGGATTGTAAATCTACGCAGAGAAGGTTTTAATATTGGTATGGTTACATTTGACCGTTGGCAATCATATGATATCCAGCAGGAGTTAAAAGCAGTAGGTATTAGAACAGATACAGTATCTGTAGCAAAGAAGCATTATGAAGATTTAGCAATGATGATTTATGAAGAGCGTGTTGCAATGCCACATATTCCATTGCTACTTGAAGAAATGTCAGAACTCAAGATCACTAATAATGGTAAGAAGGTCGATCACCCTAGAAAGAAATCTAAGGACTTGGCTGATGCTGTGACAGGTGCTGTGTTTGGGGCTATCTCACATACTGAGAAAGATACTAATGTAGTTATTCAGATACATACTTGGGGTACAGTAGATAAGATAAATAGATTAAAGAGAGAAGCGGAAAATTCGCCCAATATGACCAAAGAAGTAAGGGACTATTTGGACGATTTGGGACTTTTGTAGTGTCGGACTTGACCGATGTCATACCTAGATGGTATAATTGTAGGACGAAAAGAGAAGGGTAAAAATGACTTGCATAGCAGCAGTAGTACAAGATGGGGAAATGTACATTGCAGGAGATCGTGCAGCATCTGAGGACGATATCATATTATCATTAGATAGTCCAAAGGTGTGGAGTGTTAATGAATATTTATTTGGTTACTATGGTCGTCTTAATGGTGAAATAGTAAAACATAATTTTGTGCCACCACGATTAGTTGGTAATGTTGATAAGTTTATGCAAACTACTTTTCGTAAAGCATTAAAAGAATTTTATAGTGAATGGGATATTCCAATGTCAGATAGTAATGAGTTTGGAATGCTTATTTGTGTGGGTGGAAAAATATTTGAACATAACATTTCTGATATGAGTATCACATCATATGACACAGACTTTCTAGCAGTAGGAAGTGGTAGTTCATATGCGATTGGATCTTTGTTCTCAACACAAAACTATAAAGACCCAAAGCGTAGGTTAAAGATTGCATTAGAATGTGCGACAAAGTACAGCACAACTTGCCAAGAACCGATTGATGTGGTAGGATAGTAACTATGGAAAATGAAAAAGAATTCTATGCCTGGGTAAAACAGGGTATAGATAATGGTTGGATAACAGAACCATTTTGCACGACTCATGATGGCGATCCATATATGAGTGAAGAAGATGAAGCCGAGTGGGAAGCAGGGGGAGATCCCTGTTCTCATGTATTTAAAATAAGGATATAAATGAAAAACAATAAAAATGTATTAATTATTGCTGGTGTAATTGCATTGCTCGTTGGAGCATTTTTTGCAGGTAGCGTAGGAAATAACAGTTCAACAACAGAACCGAAACCACAACCAACTAATACTTGGACACCAGAGCCAGAAGTTCCATCATATTCATCTGAAGATGAATTTCTTGCTGCTGTAAATGGTGCTGGTAACAGCATTATCCTTACAACATCAGACTCAGAATTGCTAGATATGGGTTGGGCAGTTTGTGATGTTCTTGATGAAGGATATGATCTAAATGACATTGCAGATGAATTAATTTATAATTCAGACTTATCAACTGAAGAAGAGTTTGAAGCAGTTGGTACTATTATGGGTGGAGCAGTTAGTTATCTCTGTCCTGAATATCAGTATATGATTGATGATTTCATCAATTCAGGTTCATATTAAAATTGAGGGGGGTGTCGATTTGACATCCCCTCTTTTATTTACTATAATTGTATAAACGATAGTAAGGAAAATAATGCAGGTATTTATTCCAGAGTCAGACTTTAGTCTGTGTGCTGAAGTATTAGATTACAAACGACTTGTTAAGCAGTTGCTAGAAGGTCGTCAGATTATGTCAGTATTAGCAAAGGAATCTCCTAGCAATGCTTGGCGTAATCATCCAGCAGTAAAAATGTTTGAGGGTGCTGAACACGATTTGTATTTCTATCTCAAGGCTATTCGCAATGAGATGCAACATCGTAACTATAAGTGGGAAAACAACTGGGCAGTAATAAAAGATACATACCAGCGTAACTTTGTTGATCAACCATACACAATGCCTGTATGGATGCAAGATGCAGAGTTATCAGAACGCATTATTGTTACTCATCGTGGCAGACTATGGCAGAAAGATCCAGAACATTACGCACAGTATAGGGATGAGGGTCAATACTTTATGGAGTATGTCTGTTGCCCAGATAAGGGCTGTACCTATTTTTGGGTAACACATAGTCAGCCAGTTGCCTCCTTAACATAATGGTAGTGTAACGCACTTGTAATGCGTAAGTGACAGTTCGATTCTGTCAGGAGGCTCTGCTATAATTATCTAAGGAGGATAAAATGGCAAAACTAGGAACAGCAGCCAGATTAATTGAGGTTGCTAAAAAAGAAGTTGGTACTGTAGAAGGTCCAAAAGATAACCAGACTAAATATGGTGCTTTTACAGGATACAACTTTCTTCCGTGGTGTGGCTCATTCATTATGTGGTGTGCAAATAAGGCTGGAGTTAAACTTCCAGGTTCTACTGTTTACACACCTGCTGGTGTAGCACACTTTAAGCGAGTAAAGCGTTGGGAAGATGCAGCAGTTGCAAATCCACAACCAGGAGATATATGCTATATGGACTTTCCTGGAGATGGTGTAGACAGGGTTTCTCATGTTGGCATTGTTGTTAAAGACAATGGTGATGGAACTGTAACAACTATTGAAGGCAACACTGCAGGTACAACAGGAGACCAACGAAATGGTGGTATGGTTCTTGTAAAGGTTCGTGCTTATAAGAAAAATAAGCGTGGTATTACAGTAAGTGTTGTTGGGTTTGGTCGTCCAAACTTTAAACCTTCTGTACCAAAACAAGAAAAACCAATTGATCCAAAAGCATTTCCAGGACTACCAATTCAGCCAGGTGAAGTTGGAGAATACATTAAAGTAATTCAAAAAGCACTTGGATTTAGAGGTAAGTTAGTTGATGGTCAGTATGGTCCAGTAACTAAAAAGGCTGTAATTGCTTGGCAAAAGGAACATAAGAAACTTGCCCCAGAAGCCGATGGCGTTATTACTAAAAAGCAATGGGATAAACTAACTGCTACTGAAACCAGTGGTGGATTGTTTGGAGCAAAGGCTTTATAATGCCAGTCTATTCATATAAGTGTGGCACTTGTAATGAGGTGTTTGATATTAAAAGATCATTTGATGAATCTTCACTTGAAGCACTTTGTGATAAGTGTCACACTGTTATGACTAGACAATGGGGCAATGTTGGTATACAATTTAATGGTAATGGTTTTTATTCAACAGATAACAGGAAGAAGTGAGATGACTGAAGAAGTGATTGAAAACAAAAAAGAGCAAACACTAAAAGTAATTGATCGTTGTGATAGGTGTGATGCTCAGGCTTTTGTTTTGGTAAAGGGTATGACAGGTGAACTATTATTTTGTGGACACCACTATAATAAAATTATTAATGATCCTGTAGGTGCAGCGAAATTAACTGAGTTTGCATATCAGGTATTAGATGAAAGAGAATTTATTAAATGAGCGAAGAAAACCAAGAAGATGATTTCTTAGAGTTTCTCATTCTTAATGGGGCAGTAGAAATTGGTGGGCTTACTGAATCAGGTGAGTTCCTATATAACTTTACCCCCAAGATGGCAGAGATGTTTCCTGAGATGGTAGATATCCATAAAGAGCATATTGAGATTGCAGTTCTAGAGTTATGGAACTTAGGCTTTGTAGATATCAAGAATAGTGAAGATGGGGATATGAGGATTAAGATTACTGAAAAGGCTCTTGATCCTGAAGAACTAGCCAAACTAGACAAAGATTTCCGATTTCACCTTGAGGAAATTAAACGCATCAGTAGATTAGATTAGGTGGTATAATAGTAGTATGCCATATAGTGTAGGTAAAAAAGGTTCATACGGTTGCTCAGGCTACCCTGCCGTTAAAGACGATGGAACAGTAATGGGTTGCCACAAAACCAAAGAAGAGGCTGCTGCCCAGATCTTTGCTATCAATCAATCTGAAGGTAACATAGACAAAGACATTTGGGACGGTTCAGCATTTGGCAAGGCTAAGAAGCCTAACTATGGTTCATTCCTTTCTGGTAGACGAGGAGAACCAAATAATAGAGAACTATATAATAGAATTGTTTCAGAAGCAAAGCGTAAGTTTGATGTTTATCCATCTGCTGTTGCAAACTCTTGGGTAGTCCAAGAATACAAGCGTAGAGGTGGAACATACAGAGCAGAGAAGGCTTACCACGAAGAAGAAAAGGCTGTCCAAGAAATTAAAGAAGGTGACTTCGTAATGGGTATGACAGTTGATGGTATGGCTCACGGTAAAGTAGAACATATTATGTGGGAAGGTGGAACACTAGGAACTCCTGGTGAACAGTACGCACTTGAATCTATGCCACCAGAAAATCCAGCAATGTCTGTTCGTTTGTATGAAGAAGAAGACGGTAAATGGGAAGCAACTCCATACAGCATTGGTATGATGTATCAAGATGCAGAGAAGTTAGAAAGTCTTGAAGGTCATATGATGGAAGATGATGATATGAATGATGATATGGATATGGATAAGTTTGAAAAAGCAGAAACATTTACACCTACTGATGCAATGGCATCTGCTGCTCGTAGGGCTATTAAATATAAAGAAGACGGAAAGGCAACAGGTGCAGGTACTGCAGTTGGTTGGACTCGTGCTCGTCAGTTAGCAAACAAAGAACAGTTGTCTCTTAGCACAGTTAAGAGAATGTATTCCTACTTTTCTCGTCACGAAGTTGACAAAAAAGGAAAAGACTGGGATAATAGTGAAAGCCCATCTAATGGCAAAATTATGTGGTTAGCGTGGGGTGGCGATGCAGGATTCTCTTGGAGTCGTGCAATCGTTAATAGAGAGAAAAACAAGTCTCAGAAGGTCTGGGACGGTACACCATTTCAAATTAGAAAGGGATAACAATGGAAGATCTAACCGTAGATGAACTCAAACAGTTAGTCGCATTTTATCGTAATCGTTCACAGGAACTAGAAACTCAACTTCTAGCACTACAACTTAAATCAAGTCGTCCAGTTGTAGAAGAAAAAGTTTCTGATCCTAAGAAAACTAAATAACATTTGGAGGTGGTAGTATGTCATATTTAGTGGCATTTGTTACTTTTGTTGGCATATTACCGCTTTTCTTCTTTATGAATAGAATTACAAATAGATTTAAAACATCTTTTAACTATTTGTCACAAAGCGAACGGTATGAATTGTTAAGACCATATCTACCAGAGCCAGCATCTATACAAAAAGAAGATGATGAAGAATTTGATATAGAAGAAGAAATAGAAGAATACCTTGAAGAAAATGCAGTCAATGTTGTTATGGAAGGAAACAGTATCTACTGGGTACAAGACAATGTTTTCTATACAGCACAAGTAATTGATGATGAAGTTGATCAAGATAGTATTCGTCCTATTGATACAGACTCTATGACAAAATCTGAGTTAGAAAAAATGTTATTTATATTAGATACATTAAAGGAATAAAAATGATTGTGGCAGTACAGGGTACAAGTGATTTTGATGATTACAATGTATTTCTTCGTGCTATAAGTGTAGCGTTGTCCGATATGACAGATGATGACAAACAAGTCATTATCTACTCAGTTGGACCAGCGAATGTTAATTCTTTCGTATCACAGTTTGCAAATATCAGTGAGCGAAGTTTTAAGGCTAGGGGAAAGAAAGTTAAATTCTTTAAAGTTCCCCAGTCATTTGTAGAGGAGCAGATTAGTAGTGTTAACTACTTTGCGTTCTTATCTAAACCAAGACAACCAGTTTCGAGATTGACAAAATTAGCAGAAGATGCTAATATTGAAGTCGGAATATTTCAATACTAAGGATAGTATGTATATTACAACACTAGAACAAATGGAGTCTATCGTTTCTGCAAACAAGGATTTGCAATGGGATGGATGGACTGTAGTTGAGCGTATTCCTAATAAGAAGGGTATGACTAGCAAGTTTGGTGTCTTTGTAAATGGAAAATGGCATTTACAAAAACGATTTGATCCAACAGATAAAGGCTGGAAATTACCTTCCAAATATCTAGGGAAAGAAAATGAAAGATGAATGGAAACTTAAGGGATCGTGCTTAGGCTATGATGTCAACCTATTCTTTGATACATATGAAGAAGATATTAACAAGCGATATGCTGTTGATGCACTCTGTGCTCAATGTCCTGTCAGAAAAACTTGTTTTGCTGTCGGAGTATCTAACAAAGAATGGGGTGTATGGGGTGGTGTCTATTTGGAAAATGGCAACATCTCCAGGGAATTTAATAAACACAGAAAAAAGCCTGAGTGGGCTAAAGTCTGGGAATCACTAACATTGGGGTAGTATGGAATATTGGTCGTGGATACTTGCTGCAATTGGTATAACAGGTATATTTTTTGTAGGTAAGAAAACCGTATGGGGATGGCTAATCCTATTAGTTAATGAGTTTATTTGGATTGCATATGCTGTTAGTACAAAGCAATATGGATTTATTATTTCTGCCCTTGCTTATGCAGCAGTATATATCAGATCTTATATACACTGGAAGAGGGAAGAATAATGATGTACTATACAGATGCAATGCGTAAAGCATTTCATTCAATTACACCACCAAAAAAGTTTGGTGTAACTCTAATGGATAGCGAACACTTTATTACTATTAAACTAGACGAAAGAAGTTTTTTACATCTAACTCACGATGAAAAAATTGAAGCCGTACAGTATGTAACTAAAGTAAAAAAGGCACTAGAAGATAATGGTGCTATTGTATTAGTAACTAGAGAACCATTAGGAGATAAGAAATGACAACTCTAGAAATAATTTTGCTTGTTGCAACCATATCTATGTTTGTTGGATATGTTCACGCAACATTCAAATTATGGAAAAATATTGAACTGACAAACATTATGATCAGAGACTATATTGTTTTGAGAGACTATCTTGAACACGAAGAATATGTCGAAGAGAAAGATGAGCAAACAGTTCATACAGAAAACTTTATCAAATTCCTCTCAGATTCACGAGAGTGGGCTTTTGATTATATCGAAAACTCAATGAAAGAGGTAAAGGGGATTCTAGCATTAATAGAATCAAGACCAGGAGATCCTGGTATACTAGATGGTATCAAATCAAGACTAGAAACATTGATTGATAACGAAAGGAAAAAAGATGAGTAGAGAACTCAAAAATGTACTGGCTTCATATGGTCGGTCACTATTAGCAGGTGTAGCAACACTTTGGCTGTCAGGTATCACTGACTGGAAGTTGCTAACCTTCGCAATGGTCGCAGCAGTTTTGCCTCCGTTTTTGCGAGCACTTGATCCAAACGATCCAGCATTTGGTCGTATGCCAAGTCCAAAGGTAGTAGATAAGGCTGTCAAAAAGACAACTACTTCTGTTGCAAAGAAGAAGGCTGTTAAGAAAGCCCCTGCTAAGAAAACAACTAAGCGAACAGCGAAGTAAAACTAAATAATGATTTGGGGCGGGTCGTAACTGGCTCGCCCCTTATTTCTAGGGATAGGTATGCATTTCGTATATATATGTAGAAGCGGTCAAAACGAGGAACTGAGGTACTCTATAAGATCGGTGGTCAAAAATGTACCAGACGCTCAAATAAGTGTCGTAGGAGGCTCTCCAGACTGGTTTAAAGGGCATTACATAGAAGTACCACAGGACAAATCCAAATACAACAATGCTGCCAATAACATTCTAGCAGCCCTAGAGTCTCCAGACATACCAGAAGACTTTGTATTAATGAATGATGATTTCTTTATTCTTCAGCCATTAGAGACTATCCCTGTCTATCACGGAGGGGATTTATACAATAAAGCATTGCTATATATGGACTTAACCAATAGGTCTTCTTATTCTACTAAACTACACTTTACCCATAATAAACTGTTAAAGGCAAATATAAAAGACCCTCTTGACTATGATCTTCATATCCCATTCAATGTAAACAAAGAAAAACTAGGAAAGATTTTTAGCCCAAAGAACACTAATATATTATGGCGTTCCTACTATGGTAACTATTATAAAATTGGTGGGGAACAAATACAAGATGTTAAGATTTATAGCAGTGGACTATTAAAGTTAAGAAGTTATGAGTATAACGAAGATAGTATATTTTTATCTACAGATGAACATTCTTTTTCATTAGTTAAATATATGCTAGGTTCAAAGTTTAAAAGAAAATCAAGGTTTGAGAAGAGCAAGTAATTGTTGTTCGAGTACGATCATTTGTTCTGCAAACTTATCTGCAACTTCCTTTGATCTTTTCTTAGTTAGTTTAGAATATTTTTCATAAACCTTTGGATCATCTAATAGTTTAATTGCATCTACCCAGTCAGCAATGTTATCGTGTTCTGCAAAGATACCTGCGTAGTCAAGTGATTCCTTAAGTCCAGGGGTAGGTGCAGCAATAACTGGAATACCAGAACAAGAAGCCTCCATAGCAACTCTACCCCAACTCTCATAGGATGAAGGCATAAGAACTATGCCACATTCTTTATACACCTCTTGTATGTTTGGTGTGTTCTCAAGGATAGTTACATTTGGTAAGTTTCTATCTTCAATAATTTGATGACCATATGCACCCTTAACACCTAAGAATTGCTTGTCTGGAAATATTCTGGCTAACTGCCAAAATACTTTTCCACCCTTAGCCTCATTCATATTAATTAATGCTATGTGTTTTCTATTAGTTTTAACAGCATAACGATCTGGTATGGTGGGTGGATGAACAACTACTCTTGGTATGTCTTTAGGAACAGTTTCAGCAATCCAATCAGAGTTAGCAACTGCAATAGCAGCAGTTTTTTTATTTAGAACTCTGTTGTATCTAAGTTGTCTGTCATTATGAACAAGATGAACAATTGGCTTCTGATGTTCTTTTCCTAAAGCCACCACATATTTAGTTAAGTCTAGGTGTGTCATAACTACATCACACCAAGTCATATATTGTTTTTCTATTTTACGAATTCCAACAGGGAACAAAGGAATACCTTCGTAATCTTCTGCTCCAGGATTTTTAGTAAGCACAACAATTTCGTGACCTTTGTTTTTAAGATCCATAAGTATCTGATGCATCATAGCCTCAGCACCAGCATTGTGATTAGGAAAGTATCCGTGTACTATCGCAAGAATTTTCATATAGTACTATTATACCACTTCAAAGTCATCATCGTCCCAAAGGATTGCGTCCTGTGGAGTAGCCTTACTATCAATTCGTAATGTTTGATCATCTACAAACTCTACTTTTTCTTCTGATACATATGGAACTACTTTTTCAACTACCCATACTGCACCAGACAAGACTTTGTTTGCTACAAATTCAACTGCTTTCATCTTTATCCTTTCTTTGTTTCGTTATTTGATAGAGTAGATACTCTAACATATATTGCTTCTTTGCTTAGATCTTCAAGTCTGTCTACTCCTGTATAAGAGCAACCAGACTTAATTCCATTTGTAAAATCATTAAGTGTTTCATCTACAAATCCTTTGTATGGAACAGTAGTAGATAGTCCTTCAACTACTGAAACTCTTCCACGACTTATTTGTGCATCTCTTGATGCCATACCACGAAATTCTTTTCTGTCACCTTTCTCACCTGTCACACGACCAGGAGATTCGTAATGTCCTGCTAATACTGAACCTAGCATAACTGCATCTGCACCAGCAGCAAATGCTTTTACAGCATCTCCACTATTGCGAATACCACCATCTGCAATGATTCCTGTATCAGTCCTACCCTTTTCCATAATATCCATAATAGAAGCCAGCGTAGGGATTCCGTGTCCTGTAACTGTGCGGGTAGTGCAAGCAGCACCTCCACCAATACCTACACGAACAGAGTCAGCACCTGCATCAGACAAACGCTTATAGCCTTCCCAAGTAGATACATTGCCAGCCATAATGTGTATAGAATGCTTTCGTAATCTTGATACTGCCTGTACTGCAATGTCACTATGACCATTGGCTGTATCAATAAGCAAGCCCTCAACACCAAATTCCAGGAGTTTTAGTGCGTGTTCGTAATCTTTTTCAGTAGCACCAATTGCAAAGAAAGGCAATATGTTATCACTGTGCATCCTAGCAGCAATCTCTAGTTGTTTTTCGTATGGCATATATCTATGGATAATTCCTGTTCCACCAATATGAGCCATAACGAATGCCATTTCGTATTCGCAAACGGTATCCATAGGGGCAGCAAATACAGGTATAGATAAACCTATCTTATTATACTTACCAAAGATCATCGTAAGATCTATATCGTGCCTACTCTTTATGTCAGATTCCTGGGGTACTAGCATTATGTCATCAAAAGATAATGCCTCTGTAGTACTATAAGGAATCACTTATTATCTCTATGCATATAGTTATCACTCTCAAGTTGAGCAATTTTTTCTTTGAGGATGTTAATCTTTGCCTCAAGTTTATCTATCTTATTTTTATAGTATTGTTCAGTTGCATATCTAAACATTGTCGTTCCTATCTATCCAATCGAATCCAATTCGTAGATATCCCATTACTTGCTTAATTGTCGGATTATCTTCATAGTAAAGATCAACAATCTCGCTGTACTGTGTATCCATATTTGCATCTTTAATTACAAGTTCACCCTTGTGTGGTCCAAAATAATAAATGTTAATCCACCAACGACCTTCTTTATATGGTGTCTGCCACATCAGGTCGCCTTTGTTTGTTCCTTTAGCCATTGTTTTCCTTATCTCGTATATGTTCTGCGTATAGTTCTATTATAGCATTGAGGTCATTTCTCAAATGCTTGGGGTCACCAAATTTGACGGTAGCAATAATGGAATCAATAATCTGATTAGTATAAAAATCCACATCAGTATTATAGTCCATATTACTCTTCATTCAATAAAATCAATTGTTCAAGTTCGTCCCTGTTTTCGGAAACAATTCTAGAAGTCCAATTGATAAGTGCAATTGTTCTAGTAATTTGGTTATGACTTACTCTGTCATTTCCAGCCACTTCTAAATATCGCTCAATCTCGTTCTCTAAATTAGTCATAGAAAACTTGAAATCGCTCTCATAGTTTTTCATCTGTTTTTTATTTATCTTTTTCATACCTACCATTATACAGGAAGGCTCTGACATTGTCAATTCGGCGGTGGCACAAGAGTGTCTACACCCACCCACACTTGACACAAGTGCTATGGCTGAATAAGTCTTGCAGTTTCGCAGGGGTATACAACAAAAGTATTCCCCTTATCATCCTTACATACAGAACATATCTGCATAGTACCTATATTCTTAATCTCATAGTCTTTTGGAGCGTGTAGGCGTTTTACCCTATTAATAACTCCC